CCGCCCTGGGAGTTACGACGGTTATAAACCGGTTCGACGAAACGGGCGGGTTGCTATATTGGGCATTCGAACAAGGCAAGGCGTATGAACGCGGGGAAATTGGCGGACTTTATGAAAAGCGCGACGAAGCGGCGAACGCGGGGACCTTGGCGCATGATTTAGTCGAGGCGCATATAAAGGGCCAAGATACCGAAAAAATATTAGATGAAACCAAGTCGCCCGATAAAGTGGTGCAACAAGCAATTAACGCGTTTTTAGCCTATAAGCGTTGGGCCGCGCAATCCAAACTTGAAATAATGGAAACAGAAATACCTTTAGTTTCCGAAAAATACGGGTTCGGGGGTTGTATTGACGCCGTCGGCAAATTCGATACCATGGTAATTTTATTGGATTGGAAAACGGGGAAAGGCGTTTACAAGGGGCATTTGGTACAATTGGCCGCATACGAAATGTTATGGAATGAAAACTACCCGAAATATAAAATAACGGGCGGCGCCCATTTGGTAAGGTTCGACAAGGTCAACGGCGACTTTTCGCATAAACATTTTTCCGGCCTTTCAAACGAATGGGAATATTTTAAAACAATTTTAAAATTATGGCCCATTGATAAAGCAATCGGGCAAAGGGTCAAGTAATGAATCAATCCCAGGTAAAACTTGTATTGTTGGCAATGATTGGCGCAATTTCTCAAATGCCGCAAGAGGACCAATTCAAAATTGAAAGCATTAAACAGCAATTTAAAAAAATTATAGACGACAACGGGAAAATTGCAGAAACGGCCTTAACAATGTTTACGTTGGAATTAGGTTTAGAAAAAGAGCAACAAGCAATAACTAAAGATATGCAATAACAAGAGGGGTAAATTATGGCGAGTTATAACATTTGCGTTAGTTTTGAGGGCCGCCGGGGTTGCGGTTATAGAAAACCTGGGGGCCTTTATTTAGTCGCGGACGGCGTCGGGCGCCCTTGCGGTAAATTACCGTTGGTTTTGGACGTATGCCCATGTTGCGGCGCCGGGATTAAACCGGCCCGCGGTTGGACCTGGATTGACGCGGACAAAATATTTGACGGGGTAGAATGCGACGTTAGAGGACAAGGGGAATACGCGATATGCAATTGTCCCCTTGCGGGCCGCATAGGTCGCGCCGGTTTAATTTGGGTTGGCGAAAAACATTACCCGACGCCTGGAAAATGGTTGCGCGAGGCCGAAAATATGGGAATTTCGCGGCGGATACCCGCAATCCCCAGGGACTTTGTATTAGGGGAAACGTTTGTTTGTTGCGCCCATAGAAAGGCGTTGGAACGTTTCGACGACGACAAGGGCGAAGTAATTACCGAGGCCGCAATTTTCCACGTTTGGAAACCGCAACGCATAGAATACATTATAACCGGCGAAGAAAGCGACGACGTTTTAGAGGGCCTTGAAAACCGCGGCGTTACATTGGTTAAGGTTTCCATAAAGGACAAACAAGAGGGGGTTTTCGACTATGACGACGAATAACGATTTAGCATTGGGACAAGGGGCCGTCGGTATTATTTCCGGGGGCGAAACATTAAAACAAATTACGTCCGGTTTTCAAACGGCCGTTTCGGTTCAGCAACCCAGGGACATTGACCGCATAGTTAAGGCGCTAGACAAAGATTCGGAATACGCCGGGGAATTTTATTATTATTCCTGGATGGTAACGGATAAAAACGGCAAAAAGGTTCCCGTTGAGGGGTTGTCGTATCATGGTCAAATAGCAATAGCCCGCGAGTTCGGCAATTGCGCCATAGTCCCGCTTTTCGAAGAAACAAACGACGCCTATATTTTCAGCCCGACGTTTATTGATATTGAAAGGGGCTATAATTTTTCGCGGATTTATAAGCAATCGAAAACTAAGGCCCCTGGGAAATATGGCGCCGAACGTTGGGCCGATATGCAAATGCAATCCGGGCAAAGCAAGGCGATAAGAAACGTTGTTAAGGGGTCAATTCCTGAATGGTTGCAACAACGGGTTTTTAGCAATGCGAAAAAGGCGGTTTTGAACAATATAACCAAATTGGGATTAGCAAAGGCGACCGATAAGGCCCTTAACTATTTAAAACAGCATGGTATTAGCGAACAACAAGTTATTGACACATTGGGCAAGACGATTGCGGATTTTACGGTCGACGATATTGCAATATTGCGCGGCCTATGTCGGCAAATAGAGGACGGGACCGAACGCGCCGACGACTTGTTTACCCAAACCCCGGCGCAAAAGCATAAAGAGGACGTTATTAAAACACAGGACGAACGAAAGGCCGACGTTGAGAAAACATTGACCGCCGATAAGGATATTAACAAAACAGACGTCCAGGACGGCGGAACCGGCCCAAATTCGGACGAAAGGGGGGGGCGCAATACCTTAACATTCGGCGAATATAAGTCGATTGTAACGTCATTAGCGGGCGACGTCGACGGTTTAAAAAAATGGTGGAATGAAAACAGGGAACAGGCCGAAAAAGATTTGGTCCCGCGGTCGTTTGTAATGTTGACTAATTACTATAATTCCCAGGTCGGCCACATTGAAAGCGAGGACGCAAACGTAAAGCCCGCAATGACTTTAGAGCAATACGCGGTTGAAATTAAATCGCTTGACAAAGGACTTGACATTTCCCGGTTAATTTTACGGCGCGACGACGAATATAAACGCGATTTAACGCCCGACGAATACAACCAAATTCAGCAATTGGCAAATGACCATATAATCGAATGCCGGAAAAATTCTACCGTCGAAGATTAATAAAAAACAATGTCGCCAACGCCACAATTAGAAAACGGTTATACCAAGATTGCGAACGAAATATTAGAGGCATTAGCGTTAACCCAATTATCGGGTTATCAGGTTCGGTGCCTCTTTTATTTACTCCGAAAAACTTACGGTTGGCAGGGTAAAAAATGCGACCGCATTTCGTTGTCGCAATGGATGGACGGGACGGGACTAAAAAAGTCCCATGTTTGCCGGACGTTAAACGAATTGACCGACCGGAATATCGTTACCAAAAATGGTAACAAATACGGATTTAATAAACAATATCAAGGTTGGCGGGCGTTACCAAAATTGGGACCCGGTAAAAAGGGCGAAAACCCGTTACCAAAATTGGTAACAAGGGGTCCCAAAATTGGTAATATAGGGGTCCCAAAATTGGGACATACAAAAGAAAATAAAGAAACTATACAAAAGAAAGAGAAAACCGGGGCCGAAAAATTACCAAAATTGGTAACGGATAAAGAAAAGAAAATAAAAGATTTTGAGTTAATTTTAAAAATTAAAAAAAATTACCAAAATTGGCCCATTGTTTTAGTAGATAAAGGATTAAACAATTACGCCTTTACCGGCGAATCATGGGACGACTTTATTAGCCGCATTTCGCTTGAATTGCCAAAATTAAAAGGGGGGAAAAATGAAAGTTCAAATATTTAAGGACAAGTCATTATCGGTTAAAAACAATTGGCGTTGGCGGATTAAGGCGAACAATAATAAAATAATTTGTATATCGGGCGAGGGTTTTTTTAACAAGAGCAATGCGAAACGTTCGATTAAAAACTTGATTAAAACAATCCAGGCCGCTAAAGTTTAAGGCGTCGAGGGGTACGGGGGGACATTATGCCGCTAGACCTTGTTGTAAAAGACAATATAAAAGACGTTGCCCGCCAATTAAACGATTTACAAAAAAAGCAATTACCGTATGCGACGGCCGCCGCAATGACGGCCACGATAAAAGATTGTCAAGGCGCATTAACGCGCGAGGCGCAAACGGTTTTCAACAATAAAAAGGTTTGGTACAAACAGCAACAACCGACGGGTATTAAGGTCGTTACGGCGGACAAAAAATTATGGCCCGCCCTAGTCGCGACCGTTTATTCAAAGGCGTATTTTTTGTCTTTACAAACGGACGGCGGCATTAAAACGCCCTTTAAATCAAAGTCGTTATTAATACCAACGGCGAATACCCCTAAGACATTGGCAAACGCATTAGGACCCGAAAAAGTCTTGGCCCAAAAAAACACGTTTTCGAACAAGAGGGGAATTTTTAAAAAAACAGGGGGCAAGAAAAACCCCGTTGTCAAAAAAATATTTACGCGGGCATATTCGGCCGTCGTCCCTAAACGATATTTTTTCGACGAAGTCGCGCAACGCGAGGCCAAAAAGAAATTTCCGAATAATTTTTATCAACGGTTGTCGATTGCATTAAGGACAATGCGATAAAATGAAACGTTCCTTGCGGGCAATGAAAGACAGTTTTAAGGGGCGAACCATTGCGGTCCTGGGGGGCGGTCCCTCTTTGCCTGGGGACCTTGAAAAAATAGACAACGTCGAATTTTTGCCCGATACTGTTTTAATTTCCGTTAACCATCATGCGGCCCGGTTGGTTGTTTGCAATTATATGGTTTTTGCCGACGACCCTATCCAATGGCCGGATTTTTACGAAATACAAAAAGAATATATTGGGCGTCGACTTTCAACCATTTGCGCGTATTCCGACTTTGAACATGATTGCGTTAAGTGGTTTGAGGGTATGTCGTCAAGTTTGGCAACGTGGTTCGCTTGCCATTTGGGGGGCGACCCTGTTTTATTGTGCGGGATGGATTGCTATACAGGGGACGCGTATTATTACGAAAGGACGGGTTACGACGCGACCAAGGAAACGCGCAAGGAATTAAAGCACCATTTACGGCCTTGGTTAAATGCAAAAATAATTTGTCCTAATTCGGAAAATATACGCGCCGTTTCAGGACCATTAATCGAATTGTTCGGGGGATGGAATGCGAAAAATAATAGAAGATAACCCAATTTTGTCCGTTGTCGTTGCAATGGGTATTATGTTCGGGGCAACGCAAACAATCGGAGGCGGTTTTAAATATTTCGACCGTCTTATTTGCACCGAAAGTGAGGCCGAAGAAATTTATAAACAACAATCCGAACCAGTACAACGCGACTTTTTAGACTTTCAAATTTTCATGTTGGAATCGCAAGTCAGGACCCTAAAGGAAAAGGAAAGGGCCGGAAAGGGCGAGGCATGGGAACCGGATTTAATCGACGACCTAGAGGGGGAGTTAGACAGGTTGAAAAGTAAAAAATACGGGGGCCAATAATGGCGCCGTATAAAGGGGGAACAATGAACAACCCGCCTAATGTCTTAGCGGTCGTTTGCGCCCGCGCCGGTTCAAAGCGCTTGCCAGGGAAAAACCTGGAATTTTTGGGCGATTTACGATTGGTTGAATTCGCATTCCAGGCCGCCAACGATTCGGGGTTTATAACCCATCGGTGCGTTTCAACCGATTGCGGACGAACGGCGGAAATTGCGGCGCGTTGGGGGTTCGAAACGGTTGTCCGGCCGCCTGAATTGGCAAGCGATACGGCCGACATATCCGACGCCGTCAAACACGCCTTAACGTTTTATCCGAATATGGATTACGTCGTAACATTGCAAGCCGCGGTCCCATTGCGGCCAATGGGGGCAATTGATACCTTAATCGACGCAGTAATAAGAGAAAAGGCATTAGGGGGACTAACAGGCGTACCCGTTCCGCCTTGGTTATGGCGCGTTGGCAGTAAATCTCCGACTTGGTGGAACATTGACAATTACCCCAGGACGCAAGATTTAAACGAAATATTCCTTATCGAAATCAATTCAATACAGGTTGCCCCGGTTTTTATTGCCGAAGCGGGTTTCCGTTGGCGTTTCCCTCTTGTATTCCTGGAATTGCCCGCCTGGGCCAATTACGATATTGATAACGCCGAAGATTTATTGCGGGCGCGTATGTCCTGGGAATGCGACCGTTTAGTTTATGATACGCCGCAAAAGTATAAAACGCATAGGCAAGATTTACCATATTCGGCCCAATGTCGCGGGGGGTATTGCGAATTATGCCCCGACAAAATAAGAAACGATTGGTTTTGTTCAGGGCGTAACCTGTAAAAAACACCGGGTAGGGGGTCAATAAAAAATACCCAGGGGGGGGGTATTAAAAAAAACATGGGGGTACGAGATGAATTATAGGCAATTGGGGCGGTTTAGAATCGACTTGCGTTTTATTGAAAAGTCCCCGGATTTAGTGGCAAAATTATTCGCCTTTTTGGGCCTTTTGCCAATACACGCAGAAACAAGATTGGACTATAACGCCATAGAATATATGGGGGTATGCAATAGATTTTCGACGGTACCCCTTTCGGCATGGGCGCCGGAATATGAGTTTGTTGTTACCCAGGACGCCGAAGGAAATATCGCCGGAGTTGACGTTAATTGTTGCAAAGGATACCCGGCAAGTCCAGTTAAGTCCGCCCGGACAATTGATTAGAAAAAAAATACCTGGGGGGGGGTCGTCCAAAAAATACGGGGTGGTACCATAAAAAACAAGGGTACCCCAGGGGGGTTGATGATTTTTAAATCAAAAATAGATTGGAAAAAGGCATTTAAAATTGTCGGAAATATTGCAGAATTCGCATTAATTTTTATTGCTTTGTTTTTGCTTTATTATTCCGTTTTATGTTTGTTTTTCTTGCGTTGCATTGACCGTATATAGCGCGGGTCCTTCCGGCGCCTTGCGTCGAAGGTAGCGCGGAGAGGTCGAAATTTTTTTAGTTACAAAAAATTTTCCAGGTTCCGCCACTAAGAACAAAAAAAACAAGAGGGGGTTATTATGGACGTTCAAGAAATTAGGAGTTTAAAAGACAAGTTACAAGACGATATTGCGGCCCTTTTATTGGATTTTCTACGAAAGACAGAATTGGGCCTAAAGGACATTGAGGTTGCCCGCCGGATTATTCACCCCGCGAACGACAAGGAAAGCAAGCCGCAAACCGTCTACCAAATACGAGTTATTGTCGAGTTATAATGTCATTAACGCCGACCGATTGGACCGTTTCGGGTTTGTCGGTAGAGTTAGGAATTGACCGTCGAACCATAGGCAAAAAGATTGCGAACGTTGCCCCGGTTCGAATCGACGGTAAATCGAAATATTACCGAATGGCGGACGTTGTCGCGGCAATTTATGTAAACGTTTCGGTCGGACCAACGGACGGGACAAAAGAGGACAACGAGGCGCGACTTGTAAAGGCAAAGGCGGACGAAAAGGAATTGCAAGTCGCGCGTCTAAAGGGCGAATTGATACCGACCGACGAAGCAAAAAGGCGTTGGGCAAGTTATATCGCAGGGGCAAAGGCGCGTTTATTGTCCCTACCGTCAAAATTGGCGCCCGCCGTTATAGGGGTCGACAAATTAAACGAAGTTAAAAACATTTTGTCCGAAGGGGTTCGGGACGTCTTAACCGAATTATCAACCGACTAATGTTAATTGAAAGTTGCGACCAAACAATAACGACTTGCATTGAGGCGGTAAAAAAGATTTGGACGCCGCCGCCGGTTCTAACCTTGTCCGAATGGTCGGACGAAAAGGCGTATTTGTCCCCGGAATCGTCAGCGGAGCCGGGGAAGTGGCATACTATAGAATATCAACGCGGGCCAATGGACGCAATGACCGACGCGTTAAACGAACGTATAACCTGGATGAAGTCGGCCAGGGTTGGCTATACGAAATGTTTAAACAATCTTATCGGGTACCATATAGAACAGGACCCGGCCCCAATATTAGTAGTCCAACCAACAATAGACGACGCCCAGGGTTACAGCAAAGACGAAATTGCGCCAATGTTGCGGGATACGCCCGCCCTTGACGGTTTAGTTTCCGACCCGAAAACCCGCGACAGTTCCAATACCATTTTAAAAAAACAATACCCCGGCGGGGTTTTAACCATTATCGGGGCGAATTCCGCCCGCGGTTTCCGACGGTTGACGGTTCGAATTGTATTGTTTGACGAACCGGACGCCTACCCGCCGACGGCCGGGGTTGAGGGCGACCAAATACGATTAGGAATAAAACGGACCGAAACATTTTGGAACCGTAAAATTATTTTAGGTTCAACCCCGACGATTAAAGGGGCGTCCAGGATAGAAACGAGTTTCGAACAATCCGACAAACGTTTTTACAATGTCCCTTGTCCGCATTGTAAAACCTTTCACGTTCTAAAATGGAAAAATTTAAAATGGGACCCAGGGAAACCGGAAACGGCGCGGTTTGTTTGTCCTGAATGCGGCGCGGAAATAAACGAAAAGTTTAAGGCGTGGATGGTAAAAAATGGCGAATGGATACCAACGGCGCCATTTAAGGGCCACGCCGGTTTTCATATATGGGCCGCGTATTCATTGTTTCCCAATGCGGCATGGGGAAAACTTGCGGCCGAATTTTTAGAAGTAAAGGACGACCCGGTAACATTGCAAACGTTTGTTAATACGGTCCTGGGGGAAACATGGGAAGAAAGGGGCGAAGGGGTAGACGGCCTGGAATTAATAAACAGGGCGGAAAAATACGGAACCGCCCAGGCACCGGCCGGGGTTTTATGTATTACCGCGGGCGTCGACGTCCAGGACAACCGGATAGAATGCGAAATAGTCGGTTGGGGCGAACGCGAACAATCGTGGTCGTTGGATTACGAAATAATTTACGGGGACCCGGAGTTAAGCGAGGTTTGGGGCCGCCTGGACGAAATACTAGACCGGCAATTTAGACGGCCTGGGGGCGGCATACTGAAAATAAACGCATTGGGAATAGATACAGGGTTCGCGACCAATGCGGTTTATAAATACGTTGAGAAAAGACAAGTCCGCCGGGTTTATGCCTTGAAAGGCCACGCGCAAACAGGGAAACCGATTGTTTCCCGCCCAACAAAGGTCGGTATCGGCAAAAAGGTTCGGCTTTATATGGTCGGAACGGATACCGCAAAAGATACCATATTCGCCCGATTAGGCATAGAAACGCCGGGGCCTGGGTATTGTCATTTCCCGGACCACTATAACGAGGATTATTACCAAGGGTTAACGGCCGAAGAAAAAGTAATTAAGTACAAAAAAGGCGTCCCGCATAGGGAATATAAAAAAATTAGGACGCGCAACGAACCGCTAGATTGCCGGGTTTATAATATTGCGGCGCTTTATATCCTGAACCCAAAATTTAAAGTATTGGCAAAGGCAATCGAACGGGCCGACGAAAAAATAAAAGACGCCCAGGAAGAAAACGCCCAGGAAAAAGACGCCCAGGAAAAAGAGCAATCGCGCCGCAAGGGATTAAAGCGAAAACGGAAAGGGGGTTTTGTTAAAAGATGGAACCAAAATTAAAACCGTTATGTCGCAGGGGCGTTGCAGAAATAAGCGCGGCCGTTGGCATTAATTCAAAACGTTTTGCCTTTTACGTTCAGAAAAAAGGATTACCGGCGTTTAAATATGAGGCCGCCGGGACCTGGATTGCATTGGACGACGACTTAGCCGGTTGGATTTTAGAACAAAAGGCCAAGGCGCATAAAAAATAAACTTTGTCAAGCTCTTTTTATACCCCTTTTCCGTCCCTTTATACCCCTTTTATACCCCTTTTTTGTCCCGGCCTAAAAACATAGTGTATAGTTTCAGCATTAAGTTTTTTTTATTTTCGCGATAAAAAAACTAAAAACACTATGAAATAATGCCATACCAAAAAGTTTTCGACGACGTACCGGCCGCCCTAGTTGCGGGCGATTCGGTTTCGTGGAAAAAATCATTTAGCGATTACCCGGCGCCAACCTGGGTAATATCCTACGCCTTAGTCAAGGCCGACAAGCAATTAACAATAACAGGAACAGCCGACGGGACCGCCCATTTGGTCGAGGTTGCCGCGACCGTAACGGCCGCATATCCGGCGGGCCTTTATGCGTTCCAGGAATATGTTACCAAGGCGGCAACGTCCGAACGATACAAGACGGGCGAGGGCGAAATAAACATTTTGCCGGACTATGCCCAGGCGTCCGCAAAGTCCCTTGAAACCCGAAGTTTTGCGAAACAGGTTGTCGACACATTGGAACCGATAATTTTAGGCAAGGTTGCGAAGGATACAATAAATTACGCAATCGCCGGTCGGTCCTTAACGTCAATGAGCATTAGCGACATTAACCAAACTTATTTATTGTATCTTGGCATTTATAAAAACGAGCAAAGGCGCGAGAAACGGAAACGCGGCAAGCGGACCGGGCAACGCGTTAAAATAAGGTTTTGCCGATAATGGGAATTTTAAACAAAATTTTCGGGACAAATAAACCGGCAAAAAGGAAAAAGGGTTATCGACCCCCGCGGACCCGCGGTTATATGGCGGGCGACGCAAGCCGATTAACAAACGATTGGGTCGGGTCAAGCGCAAACCCAAACGACGAAATATATAGCCGGTTGGCAAAAATCCGGGCGCGGGCGCGGGACCTGGGACAAAACAACGAATACGCCCGACGGTTTATTAACCTTTGCAAAACCAACATAGTCGGCCCCGCCGGTATCCAATTGCAAGTTAGGTCCATGAATAAACAGGGCCAACCGGACGAATGGGCCAACAATGAAATAGAAACCGCATGGAAACGTTGGACCAAAAAAGGCGTTTGCACAATTGACGGCGGGTTGTCTTTTATTGATTTGCAAAAGATGATTGTCGAAAGTGTTTTTTGTTCCGGCGAAATAATTGTCCGTAAAGTTTACGGGGCCGCGGCCGGGAACGAGTTTAAATTTGCCTTGCGGGTTTATGAGGGGGACCATTTAGACGAAAACCTTAACAGGGATTTAGGCAACGGCAATAAAATTATAATGGGCGTCGAGATTAACAGGTTTTATAAACCGGTCGCCTATTGGGTACTAAAGGACCATCCGGGCGGTTGGGTTTTTTCCAATATAAGAAACGACCACGAACGGATACCGGCCGACCAAATATTATTTTTAGGAATTCCAGAACGTCCGGGGCAATTAAGATATATTAGCCCAATGGTTACGGCAATGTATCGGGCAAAAATGTTGAACGGTTACGAAGAAGCGGAGTTAGTCGCCGCCAGGACCGCGGCCGCTAAAATGGGTTTCTTTTATGAAGAAATGGACCCCGACGCATATACCGGGGACGACATAGAGGGCGACGAAGACAACCACGACTTAATTAGTGAGGCGGAACCGGGCATAATTGAACGGTTGCCCCAGGGCGTAAGGTTTGAACCGTGGTCGCCGGAACATCCGACAACGGCGTTTGATTCTTTCGTTAAATCGGGGGTCCGGGCAATGGCAAGCGCCTTAAATGTTTCGTATGCGTCGTTGTCAAGCGACTTAACGCAAGTAAGTTATTCAAGTATTCGCCAAGGCGCCATTGAAGAAAGGGACAATTGGCGGGACCGTCAACAATGGTTAATCGACCATTTTTTAACGGACGTTTTCGAAACCTTTTTAAAATTTTATTTAACCCTACCGACAACCGTTTTGCCAATTGAACGTTTCGACAAATATAACGCGCCGGTTTGGGGGCCGCGCGGTTGGGATTGGGTCGACCCGCTAAAGGAAGTTTTGGCAAACGTTAAGGCAATCGAACAAGGGTTTAAAAACGTTTCCGACGTTTGCGCGGAAAAGGGCCGGGACTTTGAAGAAGTGTTAAAACGGCGCAAGGCCGACCAAGAATTGGCTAAAAAATATGGGTTTACGCTACCCGCTTTAATTTCAGCAATGGGGACTAATGGAAATGGAAACGATAACGGACAAGACAACGGAACAATTTAAAATAGGCGACGACGGCCGGGTTAAAATGCCGGTACTATATAGGGCGTTATCTATTGACCGGGACCGCGGAATAGACGACGAAAACCGGACAATTCCCGTTTCTTTTTCGTCCGAGGACCCTTATTTGCGTTGGTTTGGGTTTGAAATATTGGGGCATGATAAGGGCGAAGTTAATTTGGATTGGATTAACAGCGGGAATGCGCCCGGTTTGATTGACCACAATAACAGCATTAAAAGTCAAGTCGCAGTAATTGAAACGGCGGGCGTAAAAGACGGCCGCGGGACGGCGCGTTTGCGATTTTCAAAACGGAACGACGCCGAAGATATTTTCCAGGATATAAAAGACGGAATTATTAAAAACATTTCCGTTGGTTATAGGGTAAACAAAATGAAATTGGTCGAAGAAAACGAAGACGCGCCGGACGTTTACCGGGTTACGGAATGGGAACCTTTAGAGGTTTCTATTGTAAGTGTACCCGCGGACAGGACGGTCGGCATTATGCGGACTTTTGACGCGGCCAGGGCGTTTGATTGCGAAATAGTTAATTTCAAAAAAAACCAAGTGGAGGTAAAGGAAAAGATGAAAGACGACAAAACAGATACGACCCCGACCGCACCCGCGGCCCCGGTTGTCGATACGGACAAAATTAAAGCCGATAGCCTAACAGTCGCCCGGACCGAACAAGAAAAGCGCGTTAACGCAATTTTCGCAATCGGCGGCGCCCACGGCATGGTTGACGAAGCGATTAAGGCCGTAAAGGATAACGTTTCAGTCGAAGACTTTAAAACCCAGGTACTAGAGGCGGTCGGCAAGCGGTCCGAGAATATGGCCGCCGACCCAGGCCCGAAATATATCGACCCGTTAGGGTTGACCGACGGCGAACGTAAAAAATATTCTCTTTTCAAGGCCATAAACGCCAGTATCAGCAAAGATTGGTCAAAAGCCGGATTTGAAAAGGAATGTTCCGACGCCGTCCAAAAGATGAACGGCGACAAGGCCCCGCGCGGTTTTTATATGCCGATTGAAATTGGCGGTTTTATGCCGAGGGCAAATTTACAGCGCGATATGACAGTCGGTTCAACGACCGCGGGCGGGTTCCTGAAAGGGACCGACCATCGGGGCGACTTGTTTATTCAAGCGCTTTATGACAGAATCGTATTGCGTCAATTGGGCGCAAGGCTAATGACCGGATTAACCGGCGACTTGTCAATCCCCGCGTTTAACGCAAAAACCCAAGTTTATTGGGTTGCGGAATCCGGCGAACCAACCGAGGGCGCCCCGACCGTTCGCCAGGTTGCAATGGCGCCGAAAACGGTTGCCGCATACGTTGACATTTCCCGTAAGTTAAGGTTGCAGAGTTCGCCCGACGCCGAAATGATTTTCCGCGACGACATGGTCCGCGGTTGCGCCGTTGCAGTTGACGCGGTCGGAATTGAGGGCGGCGCCACGAACCAACCGACCGGAATTTTGCAAACGGCCGGTATTGGTTCAGTAACCATTGCAACAAACGGCGGCGCCCCAACATGGGCAACCGTTGTAAATCTTGTCCGGGAAGTCGAAGTCGACAACGGCGACCTTGGCGACTTAGCCTATTTGATGAACCCGAAGGTCAAGTCGAAATTGTCCCAAACCGTAAGGGTTTCGTCTACCGATTCGCGCATGATTCTCGACGAACCCTGGAATTCCCTTTATGGGTACCCGTTCGCCGTTACAAATGGCGTACCGTCCGACCTAACAAAAGGCGGCGGGTCGTCCCTTTCGGCGTTGCTATTCGGCAATTTCTCCGACGTTATAATCGGGCAATGGGGCAACGGCGTTGACGTATTGGCCGACCCCTATACCCTTTCGGCGTCCGGCGGCGTCCGCGTAACAGTTTTTCTTGATACCGACATAGGAATCCGTAACCCGGTTTCCTTTGCCGCTTGCCAGGAAATTGTTACAACTTGATAATTAGCGCGGGTAAATAAAAACCGTAAAAGGGCGGGCAGGGCGCCCGCCCTTTTTTTAAAAATAAGGGGGTTAAAACCATGTTGCACGATTTAGAAAACATAATAAAAGACACAAAATGTCTAACGCCCCAGGTCGTAACAACCGACCAAGACGGGACCGCGGTTGACCTGAAGGGATACCGCGAGGCGACATTTTTCGCAATGGTCGGGGCGTCAGGCGATACCCTTTCGGGTTCCGTTAAAATCGAATTGGAATTAGAGGATAGCGACGACAATTCAACATTTGCCGATTGCGCCGACGCGGACTTGTCAAACGCGGTCGCCGGGACTAACGACGGTTGTTGGGGGTTAATCGACGACCCCGCCGAAGACGACACCGTTTTAAGTGTTACCTATAGGGGTTCAAGCCGATACGTTCGCCCGGTTGTTAATGTTACCGGGACCCACAGCAACGGGACCCCAATTGCGATAATAGGTTTCGCGGTAGGCGCCGAACAATTGCCGGTTGACGTATTTTAGTCATGCCGCGGACGACTAAAAACGTCGGGGGATTGGTCCCCGGCAAAGCAAAAGAGGGGAAAACAATGTCAAGTCAATGTATTAGGATTTTGCGTTCAACCGCGGCGGCCGGTAAACATTTTGAACAGGGCAACGTTTACGAAATTGGGACCGACATTTCGATGAGGGACGCGGTCGCCCTTATCAGTTACGGAAAGGCGGTTTATTTCGAAGACGGCACCATAGAAAACCGCGACCCTAAAGTCGAAAATAGGGACCCCGTAAAGAGGGGACCGGTTAACCCGCATGGGGAACAAACACCGGTTAAGCCTGAACATATCGGAGGCGGTTATTACCTATTAGCGGACGGCGCCAAGGTTAAAGGCAAAAAAGCCGCATACGCGGCCGCCGGTTTTCCTTTAGAATAAGGGAAAGGGGGAACAATGACGAAACAATATACTTTTGATAGGCCGGTTCTGTATTGCGGCATTAAATATAAAAAAGGCGATATTATAAAGGCGGGGAAAGAAATGGAACCGTCGGCAATCGCCCATTATTTGAGGCAAGGCGTTTTAGTGGAAACGGCGGCAGGTTTGAAGAAAAAGAAAACCGAACCGGCCGAAGAAAAAACAATAGAAACGCCTTAGTTGATTAAATGGCATTTACCGAAGATTTTTCCCCGTTTTTTGACCTGGACGGTTTCGCGGTTGAGGCAAAATATACCCCGACCGGAAAGGAACAAAAAATAATAAAGGTTATTTTCGACCAAGAATATGTCGAGGCTATAACCGACGGGATGGTCCCGGTTGGCATTCAGCAAGCGACCTGTTTATGTAAGGGGGTTGACGTTGCCGACGCCGCCGAAGGGGAACCGGTTGTTATTAATTCAACAAATTATAAAATCGTGGGGCCGCCACAACCCGACGGGACCGGGTTGGTTCGCCTTATGTTAGAAAATCAAGATTAATGGCCGACCATTTACGAAAACAAATAAGGGACAAGGTAACAACGACTTTGACCGGATTAACAACAACCGGGACTAACGTTTTTCAGTCCCGGAAATATCCCCAGGGCGTTGACAATTTGCCGGGGTTGTTAATTTATACCGTTTTGGAATCGTCAGGCGTTGAAAGTATAGGCCCCGCGGGGACGTTAACGCGTTATTTGGACCTAGTAATTGAGGCCCAGGCGTCCGCAATTAGCGGCCTGGACAATACCCTTGACCTAATTTGTAAAGAAGTAGAGGCGGCAATTTGCGCGGACCCGTTATTAAACGGATTGAGCAAAGATTTATATTTAGCGTCGACCGAGATTGATTTTGACGTTATCGGCGAAAAGCCGGTCGGAATTGCCCGGTTAACGTTTCGTATAGAGTATGCTACCCCGCGCAATAACCCAACAACAACAAGATAAAACAATATAAGGGGGTCATAAAATGGCTTATCACCACGGAAACGAAGGGACTGTAAAAGTTGCGTCAAACAGCGTCGCGGAGGTCCAGGATTGGGCATACAACGAGGCCGATATTGACGTGCAAGAAGTTAGCAGTATGGGCGATACCGCGGTCGTCCCAAAAGCAAGCGGGATTAAACGCGGGGACGGTTCAGTTAGTTGCCTTTTTGACGAAACCGATACTAACGGCCAAGAGGCGTTAATTGTCGGTTCCGAGGTTACGCTAAACCTTTACCCCGAAGGGGCTACAACCGGCGACAAATATTATACCGGTACCGTTGTCGTTTCGCGGGTTAGCATGGGCGGCGGAAAAACGGGAATGGTAACAAGAAATTTCGACTTTGTGGGACCATTAACCGGGGCAACCGTTTAATTTTTTCCTAACATTTTCCGAGCTGAGGCCGGCAAACAATAAATAGTTGATTTTATTGCATTTTGTTTCTTAAAATGGAGTAAAATTACCTAACAACTAACAAGAGGGGTAACGCATGGCGGAAAGGAACGAGTTTTTAGAAAAGATTATAGCCGCAACAAGTATCGGCGACTTAGTCGAATTGGACGTCCCGGAATGGGGGGCGCCGATTTATTTTAAAAAACTTAATTTACAGGACCGCGGATTAATTACTAAGAACGCAACGGACAATTTCGACGGCGCGGCGCGGACGTTGGTTCATGCGGCAAGGGACAAAGACGGCAACCGTTTGTTTTCGTTGGCGGACCTGAAAACCATAAAATTAAAACTAGACGCCGAAGTCGTCTTGCGGGTTGCGGGGGATATAATTAATCATAGCCTGAAAAAAGTCGAGGCGATTAGCGACGACCTGGGGGAGTAATTGCGGACGACCCCGACGTCCGTTTTTTTCTTTTGCTTTGCGACAAATGGGGCCGGTCAATTCAAGAATTGTCCCAGGTTATGGGCGACGGCGAAATGTTAATATGGAAAATTTATTTTAACAAAATAGCAACCGCGCAAAAAAAGAAAATAGAGGCGGCCAAAAATGGCATTTTCCGACGTTAAGTTCGACATAAAAGCCCAGGACAAAACCGCGGCCGCATTTTCAAAGGTTGAAAGCGGGTTAAATGGGTTAAGGAAAGGCGCCCAAATTGTCGGGACCGGCCTTGCGGCAATGGCCGCGGCCGGAACCGCCGCATTTGGCATTATGGCCCGCGACGTTCTCAAAACAGGCGACGAAATACATAAATTGTCGTCCCGCCTTGGCATATCAACGGAGGCGTTGAGCCAGTTAAAACACGCCGCCGACCTTTCGGGGGTCCAGTTCACGACCCTTTCAAAAGCATTGCAACAAATGATACGCGTTACATCCGAAGGTGCAAGCGGAATGAAAGCAAGCGCCGACATTTTGGCCGAATTGGGCGTCGACGCGCAAAGATTGAAAAATTTACGCCCGGAACAAATGTTCGAAGTTTTGGCCGAGGCGTTGCGGGGCGTTGCCAATGACGCCGACCGGGTCCGTTTGGCGGAAAAACTATTCGGCGCGAGGGGGACCGGCGTTTTAGCAATGATGGAGGACGGCGCCGCCGGTATTCAAGCAATGCGGCAAGAGGCGAACGAGTTAGGGTTAACGTTATCCCAACAAGGGGCGAATAATATTGCCGCGTTTAATGACTCTTTAACCCGCCTAAAAGGTCAATTTATGGGGTTGACGCAAACAATTGTCGTAGAGTTTACCCCGCAATTAACGCGCCTTGCGACGTGGGCGAAAGACAATTTACCGGCCGCGATTACGTCGGCAATTAACGCCCTGGGTTGGTTCGAAAAAGGTTGGGCCGCATTAAAAGTAACGGGGGCCGCCGCGGTTTCATTAATCGCGCATGGTATCGAAAACCTGTTAATCGGGTTGCGTACCCTATTCGCACCGTTAGACCTTTTGTTCGAAGGACTAAAAAAATTGGGGGCCATTGATAATAACCCGTTTGATATTTTAGAAGATTCAGTCGGGGAATTCCGGGCCGCGGCCGACCTTATGACGTCCGATTTAACCGACGACCTAATGCAAATAACGGAGCGCCAGGACCTTGCGACAAAGGCCGTCGAAACCTATACCGCGTCAATTGGGAAAACAATAGACGCGAGTAACAGCGCAACCGAAGAAATTATCGCGGCAACAAAAGCCCAGGAAAAACAATATAACGTCGCCGAGGACGCGTTCGACGACCTGTTTACGACTACCATTAAGGGCCTGGGGGAAATGCAATCGGAATATTATAACTCTTTTGAGAATATGACCGAATTCCAACAAGCCCAGGTAAATCAACAATCGGGGGCATTCGACGACTTTTTCGTTTATACAAAAGAGGGCGCAAAGGACGTCAACAAGGCATATAACGACGGATTGGCCGAACAAACATATAACACAAAAGAACAATTACGGGCGCAAACGTTAGAGTTCGGGACATTTTTTGACGGGTTAAAATTAGGGTTCGACGACGTCCAGGATTGGCAATTAACCTGGGCCGAAAAAGGGGCCTATATTTCAACGGAATTCGCCCGCAATTCAAAAAATGCGATTCAGGATACTTTTTTCGCGGTTTTAAAAGGCGATTTTGAGGACATTGGCGACGCATGGGAGGCGTTGCTAGACTCTATGTTATGGGCCTTTAGCGATATTTTGGCGCAAATGTTGGTCGAATGGGCGACAAAAAACATATTTAGCGAAATTTTTAATTCATTCGGCGAAGGTTTTACGTCCCTTGGTTCATTGATTGGGGATTTTGCGGTCGACATGGGGGACACATTGACCGGCGGTTTATTATCCGGCGCGTCGGGGGTTCTTAGTGATATTGGGGCCGCGATAACAGGAACGGCGGCGGGCGCGGGGGCGGCGGCCGTTGGTACTACGATTGCGTTGCCGGTCCCAGGGGCAACGGGGACGGTTGTCGGTGGCGGTGTTAGCACAATGGGCGGCGGGGCGGCGGCGGGAGCCGGTTTCGGCGCGGCGGCCGCGGTCGGCGTACCAATTGCCGGTATGATTTATGCCTTATGGAAGGTATTCGGTGAGGACCCCGGTATAAATTTCGGTTCTTATGGCGGCCGTTTCGGGCTAAACGACGCCGGGGATTTTCAATTAATGTATTGGAATGAGCCGGATATATTTAGCGACGCCCGGTGGGAACCATTTTGGGATTTTCAGCAAGGGCCAAGTGGCGAAAATTACGCCTGGGGCCAGGGCGGAGCAAACCCGGAAGTTGTCAATGCAATGAACGCGCTTTTAACCCCGATTTTCGATTATTGGGAGGGGGTCGCAAAGGAATTAGGAATAGACCAATTCGAATTTAGCCCACAGGCGTTAGGGTCGATTCAAACGGTTGAAGAAATACCCGCTTATTTAGACAAATTGAACCTTTTAATAGAACAGGCATTCGAAAAGGAATTGGGAAAAAATATAACCGTCAACGTCTACGGGTCCGTAACGCAAGAAGAATTTATTACGGAAGTTATTAATGCCATAAACACCGGAGGCGCCTATAATTTGGGGTAAGTTATGACTACGAAATTAATTGTTGGAAAAAGTTTGACGCCCGAAATGTCATTTTTTAACCAAGACGTGGCCCAGGTTGACGACAACGCAATACCGGCAAACCCATTCGTCAGGCAACCGACGCCGTCTAATAGTAATTTGGGAAATTTGCGCCCCGTTTGTTCAAGCAATTTGGGGATAGGCGATTTTACATTTAGCGGGACAACAACCACTAATGGCGCCGTTGGCGGTACAACCGTTGTCGATACGTCGGCCGAATTAAAATTTATTGGCGACGACTTTTTGATAGGCGGAAAAGTTACTATTAATTCCGGGGCGGCGTCCGGGGAAACAAAAGACATTTCCGACTATGTTAGGTCGACCGGGACAATAACGACCGCGGCGTTTTCGGCGCAAATAGTTTCAGGCGTATCATATACGATAACAATTCCCTATATAAGCCGGGACATAATACTAGAATTGACCAACGGCGGCGACCCGCAAAACGCCTCTTTTAGATGGTCCCATAATGGCGGGACAACGTATTTAGGCCGGGAAACATTGGACGGAACAACATGGTACGGCGGAGTAGAAGTCGCGGACGACGTCAAAGACTACGCACATTATAGTTTACCGGTTATTGTCGCAAACGACGGGACATGGTTTTTGTTTTATCAAAATTCGGCGAATTATGCGGGTTATAAAACAAGTATTGACGGGGGGTTGACGTGGTCGTCTTTTACGGTTATCCCTGGGACTTATAACTTATCTGTTTATACCGCATATATTAGCCCGACGTCCGGGCGAATTTTCGTTAGTGCGTATTTATATATATATTATTCAGACAATAACGGCGCGACTTGGCAAAGGGTCGATTTTTACGGGAATACGTCTTGCCATTCAATTTTTGAACACCCCGACGGGTATTTGTTGGGCGCCTATCACGGCGGGACTTTCTTATATTGTATGGCGGTCCATTCTTACGATAACGGATTGACCTGGGGAAGTCCGGTTACAATGGCGACCCGCATAGGGGTTTCTACAATTTACGGGGGTAATTTTATTTATTCGTCCGGCCCTTATGGTTTAATGTTTTTTTACAGGACAGTCCCGACAAGTTACAACGAAATTTATTTTACATATTTTGACGAAGCAAGCGGCGTTTGGGTTGACGACGAAGGGCCAGTAATTGCAGACAACCCCGACGCGGTATCGTACCCGTCGGCAATCGTTGACCTTAACGGCGACATATATTGCGTTGCGGTAAATGTTACCGATTCGACGTACCTTTATTCAATGTCGGACGACGGCGGCGAAACGTGGTCGGCGGACCAAGTAATTTCGGGGCCAAGTGGCGGGACATATAATTCGTGCGGCCTTTCGTTTCCCGACGGTCATTCGGCGATTTTAACCGTAATTGACCGAAGCAATAATACATTGAAGTTATATAAAAGGGGACATTGGTTAACCTATAGCGAAGGAACAAACGACTGTTATGTCCCGATGAACGCATTAAAACAAAGACTAATAAATAATATCGACGTTCAATGGTATGGGGGCAACGGTCGCGACGGCGATATTTGGACGTTTGGCCCGGACTTTTTGTTTGCGCCTAAAAATATCTTGTCCGATTCGCCCGCCAAACAGTTTAGGACAACCGGCGATAGCGTCGACGCCGCCATATTTTTTGACCTGGGAGAAACATACGGAAATTTTATTAACGCCGTTGGTTTGTTCGGTTGCAACGTAAGGCAATTAACCATTAAACAGGCGGCCGACGACAGTTTCGGAACCCCTACCATTAATCAAACAGTTAGTTTTGACATTGCAACCGGCGACGTCGAAACAACCGATTCGGGTTATATTGACGTTCCGACGGCAATAACTGATTTTGCCGATTTTGAATTGTCGGGGGCCTATTTGCGGGGCGTAGACAATGGCGGCGGCGGTTCGGAGGCGGGCAATACCTATAAAATAAAATACAATTTGGGCGGCAAATTGTACCTAGAGGGCGATATAACAAACGACTTTCACGACGGGGACGCAATCGCAATTTTCGGCGGCAATTCTTACAAGTCGTTTACCGGGGCCAATGGGCGTTATTTAATGATTTTGATTGAAACGCAAACAACCGCGGAGGGGTTTTACAAAATTGGTTCATTGGTCGCGGGGATGGATATTACATTAACGCGGACGCCCGACAATGGGTTTAACCTAACGCAACGGCCAAACGTAGATTATAACAGGAATTCAGGCGGCGGCATATTCCCGATAAGAAGCGGGCCGCCGGTTCGCGAATGGTCCCTTAATTGGAAATGTTCACAGGATACGCGGGACCAAATTATTGCAATGTCCCGGTTTATTGACGGCGGACAAAATATTTGTTTTGTCCCGGACTCCGCGATTGCCTGGAAAAGTTATTTAGTTAAAAACATGGGGGACATTGAGCAAAGGCATTGGGTTAATGACAAATATCACGTTTCTTTCGAATTAACAGAGGTCCCTTAAATGTCATACGTTGCCGACGTATTAAGAACAAATAAGACAATTTATTTCGTTTGGGAAATAGACGACCGGGGGACAAAAAAATATTTCTCAAATGCGACGTTTGTTATACCAAATTCGGCCGGTAGCGACATTTTAGTCGAGGGGAAAATATTAAATCATTATTGGGTCGGGAACCGTTTTGACTTTCGGACTATGCGTTATTCCGTAAGTTATGTTTCCCTTTCGTTATCTAATAATGACAGGTTCCAGGATAGTCAAACGTTTTTGGACGGCGCCGAGGCTACTTGTTTCATTTATGCCGCCGGTTTGGATTATGCCGACATTCAAAAAAACGGGATTGTTTTTTGCGGAAATATCCAGGTCGACAGGTATTCCAGGAAAAACTATAAAATAACTATTAACGACTTTACTAAAAACCTTTCCATTTGCGCGGTTCCGTTTATTTCCGGCGACCGTTGGGACGACATAACAGCGCAACCAAGTTCAGAAAACGCGCCATACCCTATTGTTTACGGGAACAAACCTTATTTTCCCATTTATTACGTCGACGACGATTCACGTTCAATCGGCGGGAATACCCTTGATTATGTTTTTATTTTGGCGGCCGGGAAAATCTTGTCAGTCGACGCAGACTATACCGGCGGGGAAGTCGAAATTGTCGACTCCGACGGGACGGCATTGTCGGCGGCGAATTATGAATTAATCGAAGTTATAGACCGCAAGAATTTTCCGGTAACAGTTATCAACCACGATAATTCGTGGGCGACGTTAGAGGGGACTTATAACCCGCCATACTTTGCAAGCGCAAGGGGCTATTATGACAACGGGGAGTTTACCGGGGGCAGTTCCGACGCGGATAATTTAATAGAACATCCGGCCGCGGTTTCTTTGCATTTGCTAACAAATTATTCCGACATTAAAAAGAACAAAGTGGACCGGGCGAGCGCATTGGAGGCGAAACAGCGAACCCCAGGGTTAAAAGTCGCGACCGCAATAATTAATGAAGAAAATATAACAACTATACTAAACAGGTTTTCCGAACAATTTTTTATAAGTTATTTGCAAAGGGGCGGGAAAGTTTCTTTTACGGCGTTTGATATAAACCGGACCCCAACCGCGTCAATTGATACGGATAACGACGCAATTTCCGACGTAGAAATTACCAGGACCCCGGAGGACCTAATTTGTAATTACCTTTACGGCCGATATTATTATAAACCCTGGAAAAATACATACGGCGGTAACGCGTTGTTAAACCACGAAAACGATTATTTGCTTAAATTGTCTGAGCAAATTTACGGACGCCGAAAAAAAATTATTGAAATGTCCGAAGTCGGGCAAGACGGCGAGGGCGTCGCGTTCCATATTTTAAGACGGTATCGCGATTTTTTCGCGTTCCGGCACGACTTATTAAGTTTTGCGGTTGAGGCGTGGTTAGCATGGGACATTTTAGAGGGCGATTGCGTCGCCATAACTTGTCCCGTCGGGGAAAGTGGTTGGCAAGACGAAAATTTTATTTGCATAGAACGGAGTTTTTCAAGCAACGGCACCGCAAAATTGTTATTTTGGCGAATAAATCCTAACAAGTCTATAGGGGTTTTGCGGCGCGGCTATTTGGAATTGGTCGGGGGCGGTTTTGTTGAAATGGAAAGCGGGAAAAGAATTGACTTAGTCGGGGGTTGAAAATGCGAAAACTAATAATTGCGATTTTAATTTTATTATCGGCGTCGTTAGTCGCGGCGGATACCATAAAGGATTTAACCGAAGATACGACCCCGACGTCGGATGATATTGTTTACACCATAAACAACCCGTCGGGTTCGGCGGCGGACCGCAAAGTAACGATTGGTAATCTTGCCAAGGGTATGAGTTCGACAAACCTTTCCGATTCAACAAATATAATTTACGAATCGGACGGTATAACCCCGGACGGTAGCGGAAATTTTCTTATAACTGGGGACTTGCGGGCGAGTTTGAAAATTTATGCCTATTCCGACGCAACCCATACGGTAACAACCGCCGAATGCCAAGGGACAATGCACTTAAACGGGGGAACCGCCGCAATTGAGTTTGATTTGCCGGACGTCGTGGCCGGGTTAAATTGTTGTTTTGCCGCCGGGGACGTCGCCCAAATTATAACGTTGGACCCGAACGGAACGGAATTAATATTACTTGACGGTGTTTCGCAAGGGGCCGGGACCGCGGTAGCAAGTTCGGGCGCGGTCGGAGAATTTATTTGTTTAATGGGAATTTCTACGACTGAATGGTTAACATTGGGGCAGGGCGGAACGTGGAATTAATAAAAAAAATATGCGCGATTTGTCTTTTGTTGTTCTTGCCGACTCTTGCGTTTGGTTGGGGTACGTTGTTTATTTCGGGCGGTTCTGATAGCGGCGGGGGGACGACAACAACAACCGTCCCGGCAACCACAACGACGACATTACCAGGGGGCGGCGCGACCGAAACATTTTACCTTTGCGCGTCGGGCGGGGGAGGCGCCCCGGAAACGGACAGTTGTACCGGCGCTTTTGACGTTGACGACATAAACACAAATGCAAATTGGGCTAATGTCGATTCGGACGACGGGTTAATAGGCCCGAACGATAGAATTTACATAAAAGACGACGACGGGACATTTACCGCGCAATTATGGATTGCGGGTTTGTCAAATTATACAGGGATTAGCGGAAAACCGGTTTTGTTTTTACCATACCCAGGCGATACCGTAACGTTTGACATTTCCGACGGTTCGGGATGGTCGGAAAACACGACCATTTATATCCAAGAAGATTATATAGAATGGTATTGCAACGACCAAATAACGGTAAAAGTTAACGATACAAATAGCGGGTTTGGGTTTTTCCTTGGTTGGGGGCCGACCGGGGACTATGTAACAATAGATAGTTGCATAATAACGGGCGATACCGGGACCGACGGGCAGAATTACGGGATTAGTTCGGACGGCGCGAATTATTTTACCTACACAAATAACACAATCAGCAATGTGGCGTTGGGCATTGTAATTGGGAATGGCACCCATGAAAGCGCAACCTACGGGACAGTTAGCAATAACAATATGACGGGCGGTACCCGTTCGGCGTCTTGCGGTTGTAATTGGATAGCGGACGGGATTAACTGTAACGCGGGCGGCGCGACATACGACGATTATTCAAATGTAACTATTGAATATAACACAATAAAAAGTTACCCCGACGACGACATAGACGTTTATGGTTGTTCGCAAGTAACGATTCAATACAATTTGATAGATACCGGGACAATAACCGACAACGGTTCGGATTGGGGCGACGGGAACGGAATTAAGGCGGGCGGGCAACCCTGGACGCATGATAATATCGTCAGGTATAATTATATAAAAACAAAAGGCGGCGCCGGTTGGCAAGGCGGTTCGGCAATCACGCATAACGAATACGAGTACACATATTGTAGCGGGGCCAGCAACGGACCATGCGACAACAAAACATACGGAAATATAATAGAAAATTGGAACGGGACGGGCATTTGGGGAACGTTAGGCGGTTGGAACATAACACAAAATACCGTTAGGACAACCGGGTCGGGTTATGCGGTGCAATTGGGCCTTGTTAACAGTTCGGACGCCGCGACGTTTCAAAACAATATTGTCATAAATGCCGGGTCGGGCGGCGACGTTATTTTATGGAATTACATTACCGGGACCGACGTAATAACCGGCGGTTATAATATGTATGAAGACGATTTCGATTTAAACGGTTATGGTTCTTCATACGCGGGCGAGGCGAACGACATTGCCGACGACCCGGAATTCGAATCGGCGTCGGATTTGCGCCTAACGGTTGGGTCCCCGGCGGAATCGGGGGGCGCGAGTTTGTCGGGTGTTTATGATTATTGCATAGATACGAGTTCAACGTTTGGCGCGGGCGGTTCGGTAACATTGAACCAAAACACCGGAAACACATTAGGGGCATATTGTCCGCAATGAAAATAATTTTTCAATCCGACGACGGCCGGGAAAGGTCGTTTTTTATCCCCGAATGGGCGAGCATGGCAGTAATTGATATTATGGCAGGGGTTGAGCATTTGGCAAGTTATACACCATGCGACGACGTTTTGCGCGTTAAGGTTTCGCGTTGCGTCAAATGCGGGAAATGTTGCGAAAAAATAAAATGCGACAGGTTGTTAGACGACGGCAACGGGATAAAAATTTGTAACGATTGGCCCATGCGCCCCTATATTTGCTGTATTGCGGAATCGAAATTAGCCGATTGTAAATCAATAATGAAAGCGGTCGAATAATGGCAACGACTTATTATTCACAATTGGGCGGTTGGCGGATTTTAGACGCAAGCCGGAATGACCTTAGTGGAGATGATAACGGCAACGTTTCGCGTCTTGTAACAAACCCGCATATTATTGTCGCGGTTTGTATTCATTCAGGCGGCAAAGATACCGTTGCAAGTCAATATACATTACATTGGCGCAATATAACGGACTCCGGTTCATGGACCGCATTAGGCACGACCGGGGATTTAAAACGAAGTTCCAGTACAGTATTAACAAACGGGAACGCATTAACCGAAGCAAACCGCCGGACGTCAACCCAGGGGGACAGTTGGCAAAATGGCGAGGAAGTCGAAAACGCCGCGACTTGCGATTCGATTAACCTTGCGGACGATTACGAAACGGAAATACAATTCGCGGTTGACGTTTCGGGCGCCGACTTAAACGACCTTTACGAGTTCCGTTTATACAATCAAACCTATACCGCCTATGTTTCGACTGCCATAAGCGCATATTTATTTATCGCGCAAGAGGAAAACGACTTTACAGACGACGACGGCCTTTGCGGTTGGTGGGATTTTGAAAGCGACTATACCGACCAGTCGGACAACGGGAACGATTTAACCCTTGGCGGCGGGACTGTCCTTTCAGGGTATAGTTCAGCATACGGGGAAAAGAGTGTTTCGTTTTACCCCGATTCTTGGCTACAAAGGACAAACGCCAATTTATCGTCTAATTACCCATTTAAGTCAGGGACGACATTTACGATTTTCACGTCGTTTATTATTTGGACGTTTGCAACAAGAAACGTTATTTATTGGCATGGTCCCGACGCGTGGCCCGTTAGTACGGGCATAATGATTGAAGTTACCGACGGGGCCGTCATAAGCATAACAGATAGCGACGGAACCATTACCGACAGTTATTCCGTTGATACTGATACTCCGTACTCTTTAATGTTCACGCATGATGGTTCCGGCGGTTGGACGTTACAAGTTTATGACCATCTTGCACAATCAAAAATTGTTAATACGTCAGGGACCGGCGCCAATTATTCGACGACAACGTCAGACTTGCGTTTTTCTGATTATGATTACGAGTTATTCGGCATTTTAGATACTACGGTCGTTTGGAACATTGTTAAAAATTCAGACGATTTTGACGCGATAATCGCCGGGACTTACGAACCGTCGGGAGGGGGGGACGCAACGCATACGGTCCAGGCGGTCCAGGCATTAGAGTTAACTCAAAACGCCGCCACGATTAAGGCCGACGCAAAACATACGGTTTCGGCGGCCCAGGCATTAGAGTTAACGCAATATCCGGCAACCGCGAAAGTCAACGCAACGTTTACCATAACCGCCCCGCAATCGCTAGAATTGACGCAATTTAGCCCGACCATAAAGGCGGATGCTAAATTTACCGGTTCGGCCCAGGCATTAGAGTTAACGCAATATCACGCGACCGGGTCCGGCCAAACAAACGCGACGCATACAGTAACCGCGGTCCAGGCGTTGGAATTGACCCAAAACGTCGCCACGATTAAAGCCGATTCGGTCCACGTTGTAGGGTCCCCGCAATTTTTGGAATTAACCCAATATTCGCCAACCATTAAGGCCGATTCGACTTTTGCGGTTTCGGCGCCGTTGTCCCTTGAAATAACCCAATTCCAGGCAACCGCAAACGCGGGAATAACCTTTACAGTCCAGGCGGCCCAGGCATTGGAATTAACCCAATATTCGCCGACTGTAAAAGCCGACGTAAAGCATACGGCGACCGTCCAGGACTTAGCAATAACGCAATATGCGCCAACCGTTAAGGCCGACGTAAAACATATAGTCGCCGCGCCGTTGTCCCTTGAAATAACCCAATTCCAGGCAACGGCAAACGCGGGACAAACCTTTACAGTCCAGGCGGTCCAGGCATTAGAATTAACGCAATATCCGGCAACGGGGCGGGCAAACGTTACCCATTCGGTCGCCGCGGTCCAGGCGTTGGAGTTGACACAATACGCGGCAACGGCAAAGGTTGACGCAACGCATACGGTCGCCGCCCCTCTTTCCCTGGAATTAACGCAATTTGCACCGACCATTAAGGCCGACGCAAAACATACGGCAACCGCCCAGGACTTAGAATTAACGCAATATGCGCCGACAATAAAAGCCGACTCCGCCCATACGGTAGCGGCCGCCCTTGCGTTGGAAATTACCCTATACCATGCGACGGCGTCAGCAACCGGGAACGTAACGCATACCGTCCCGGCGGTCCTGGAATTGCAATTAACGCAATATGCGCCAACAATAAAAGCCGATTCTCTTTTCCAGGTTGCCGCGGCCCAGGCGTTAGAAATTACTCTTTATCATGCGACCGGCCAAACCCAGGGGGACGCAACGCATACCGTCCAGGCGCCCCAGGCGTTAGAAATAACCCAATATAGCCCGACAATAAAAGCCGACGCGAAACATACCGTTGCGGCCCCTCTTGCGCTTGAATTGACGCAATATGCGGCCCAGGTGCTAACCGGCCAAACTTTCCAGGTTGCCGCGCCGCAATCCCTTGAAATAGCGCAATATGCGCCGACAATTAAGGCGGACTCTAAACATACGGTCCCCGCGGCCCTTGCGCTTGAATTAACACAATATGCGGCCCAGGGCGTCGGACAATTACACGCGACCCATACCATACCGGCGCCATTGGTCGCCGAATTGACGCAATATGCGGCATTAATTAAGGCCGGTTCAACGTTCGCCCAGGTTGCGCCGTTATCTTTAGAATTAAGCCAGTTCGCGGCGTCCGTTAAGGCCGATTCGAAAATAACGGCGACCCTTTTAAATTTGGAAATAACGCAATATCACGCGACGGTTACAAGTGTTTTATATGGCAATGTTATAACGTTTAATATAGAAGGAAAAGCGCCTGGGGTATCGTATACCCCGACGGCGCCGGAAATAAGTTTCGCAAGCAAACGCCCAAAGGCAATAATAACTAACTCATAGGAGGAAAAAAGGAAATGGCGGATTTACTATTTAACAAGTTAACTGAATGGATAGGCGACGGAACGTTTGACATGGACGACGATACATTTTATATCGCCTTGTTTAACGACGCGTCTACACCGGCCGCGACTTATCAAAGTTATGATACCGGCGGGGCGGGCGTTGCATTGACCGCGGATTTTACCGAGGCGTCCGGGACGGGTTATGTAACCGGCGGAAAAACGATTGGCGCCTCTACCTGGAATGAATCAAGCGGAACGACAACGTTTGACGCGCCCGACGTGCAATGGACCGGGTCGACAATAAGCGCATATTGGGCCGCAATTTATGACTATACCGACTCAAATAACGGGTTGGTTTGTCTAATTGATTTCGGCGGCCAAATTTCGACTAGCAACGGAACGTTTACGGTTGAATTCCATGGTTCCGGCATATTTACTTTAGCGTCCGCATAATTAAACCTTAACTAAAAGGGGGTTAATTATGGCCGCAATTGCACTAGACGCGCGGGCGCGGGAACAATCGACCTTTATAATAACGGTCGCAATAACCGACGAGGACGATACGGCGGTTATCCCCGCGACCCTAACGTGGACGTTGACCGACGCAAACGGCAAGGTTATTAACAGCCGCGCCGACGTCGAAGTTTCAACCCCGGCCGAAGAAAATGTCATAGTCCTGAAAGGCGCCGACCTACAAATTTTAGGGACCGGCGATTCGGAATTAAGAGTTTTTACAATCGAAGGGACCTATAACAGCAACAACGGGTCGGGTTTGCCGATAAAAGATAGGGCGACTTTTTACGTTGATAATTTGGTCGCGGTTTAAAACAAAACAGGGGGTAAAAAATTATGTTGGAAGGATATAAAGGAAAAATTGGCGGTATCGGCCTTATATTAACGGGCCTTGGCATTATTGCGGCGGGCATATACAACGGCAATATTTTTGACGTATTGGCCGAGGGTATCGCCTCTATTGCGGCCGGGTTGGGTATTTTCGGCATTCGCGTTGCAATGAGCAAAACCGAATAATGACCCTTTTACTTGTTCTTTTGCTTGTCGTTGTCCTTATCGCCTCTGCTATATTTATATATAGGATAGGGCAACGGCAAGCAAAGGCCAAAATTGACAAACAGGCGGCCCAGGATGCTAACGAGGACAACGAAATTAATAATAGTCCTTTTGTTGACAATCCCCTTGACCGGTTGTAGTACCCGGTCGGCACATTGTCCGCATTTCCCGCGGCCGAATGACGCCGTTAAGCGGGAATTGGCGCCTTTCCAGGATAAATATAAACACCCGGAAACGTGGGCGTGGTTTAACCAATTAAGGCACCATTGCCAAGCGTTAGGCGATTGCGAAAGGGACGATTCGGACTTATGAGCAACGAAAACCAATTGCGGCCCCTTGAAACATACGTCGGCGAAGACGGGCGCATTTACCCCGAACGTCGGTATATTGAAAGGCGTTGCCCAATTGCGGGTTGCGTCGAACCCCAGGTCGCCGCGGACCGGGCAGTTAAGCGTGTTTTTGAAATTATGGGCGTCGACGTAGACAAACCCGAACAGGTTAACCAATTCCGTAAAGGTATAAATTTCGGCCAGGATTTGCAAAAGTTCGCCAATAGGGGGTTAATGACAATTGTTATTGTCGTTTGTACCCTGGGGGTCGGGGCCTTGTTTCTTGGCATTGCATATAAAATTAAAGTGGTTTTGGGAATCGAATAAATGCGAGTTTTAGAATTAGTTAGATTGGAGGAAACGCGGCAAGGTACCGTCGGGGTCCTGAAAATAGACAAAGAGGTTTTTTGTTATACGTTGGAACCGTCGGACCGCCTAAACGAACGGAACCGGTCGAGCATTCCGGCGCAACAATATTTATGCCATCCCCACGTTTCCGCTAAACATGGGGAAACCTGGATTATTGAGGACGTCCCAGGGCGGGACAATGTTTTATTTCACCCAGGGAATACCGCCGAGCATACCGAGGGTTGCATTTTGTTGGGTTCGACCGTCGGGAAATTACGAGGACAACGGGCCGTTTTGAATTCCGGGTCGACTTTTAATTTATTTCTAATGCGTTTGGCAACCGACCAAACGGCACATTTAACCGTTATTGAACAATACTAAAAAAAGGCAAACGCCCCTCTTGGTTAACGCCTTTTACCCCGCGGCCGGTAGTCGGTCCGGGGTTTTTTTATCTTTTTTTGTTAGGTTTTTCTACTCCATTCAAAAACATTATATATAGCAATTTCGCCTAGTTGTTGTTTGCCGGCGTCAGCTGAGCCCTTGTTAGGCAAATGGAGTAAGTTATTTCCAATGGCATTTTTCTTGTTGACAATATAGCCAATGGCAATTAATTTAGTAATTAACAATACATTATTAATTCAACCAAGGGGGTAAAAATGGAAAACAATTTGTTAAAAGGTTTGGGCGACTACGCCCCGGAAATTGCGGCCCGATTTAAATTAAATGTCGAGTATATGTTCGGCCGCATGGTCGAGGCATTAGGCGAAGATTTAAAAGGCGTTCATAATTCATGGGCCTATTGTAAACAATGGTCCGAAACGGTCCGCCCAATAGTTAAATGCGAATACCCGGACAACCCTAACGCGATTACCCATTCGCCCAGGGACCGGCGCATTTATTCTATTGACGCCGAGAAAATGGAAAAGGCCGCGGCGCAATATGCAAAGGACACCATTAATACCTGGAAAATTAAAATTTTGGCAAAATTGGAAACCCTGGAAAATGTCGAAGTGGAACATTTAACCGGATTAACCTTTCGGATTTACGGAACCCGCCAGGGCCGGAAAATCGAAATACAGCAAGAAATGATTATTAATTGTTCCAAAAACGGAAAACTTTTTAACCAATTCCCGGCGTTAATTTATGTCGACGGCAAAAGGAAAAGCGAAAAGAAATACAAGGAAATGTTTAACTAAACCAAGGGGGTAAAAATGAACAAGACAAAACAAAAACCAATTAGGCGCCGCGCTAAACTAATGCAACGGGTCGAGTTTTGGGACTTTGACGAACCCGAAGCAAAGGGCGGAATCGTAACCCTACATTATGGTTGGAGTTTCGAACCGGGTTGCCACGAAGGGGTACGGGGTTTCGATAGCAAGCGCGAGGCATGGGACGCAATAAGGAATGCGGAAACCTGTAATTGTAAAGAGTGCCAGGAAAACAAAAAAGGGGGGGGGAATGACTAGAGTGGGCCTTATTAAACGGCGTCTAACAATGGGCCTTAACGCCCGCCAAATGGCGGCGGCATTAAAAACGCCGCCGTCTACCTATTGGAAATGGGAAAACGGATTGCGCCGCATTCCTGGAATTGTAGAGGTTGCAATCGACGGCCTAGAGTTCAAAGAGGCGAACAAAACGACAAGGGGGTAATTATGGCATTCGGTCGGGCATTCGAAACGCGCAAAGAGGCGGAAAAGTTTTTAAACGAAAGGTTTAACCAATATCGGGTTGACCAAGGACACATTAACGGGTACGGCGTCCGGTTAATGCCTAAAAGGTTATTTCCCAGGCGGAAAAGGCGTTACCACGTCGGGACCTATTTGGATTATATTAATTTTGCATAATACAAGAGGGGGGTTATCATGGAAACGGTTTATTTAAACGATTGGGATTTTGGCGAAGTTCAAGAGGCATTCAAAGGTAAGTTGTTTGCATTTGTCGCCGTTGTAACAAAATTCGGGATTGGGTTGGGGGTCGCAGTTGCAAACGAAAAAGGATATTCGCCCGTTCCTTTTACCTGGGCGCATTCCGACACATACGAAGAAATGGCAAAACACGCCGAGGACCTAAACAAACGACTTGGTTTGGACATTAGGACCGAAACGAAAATTGTTTGTTCTTCTATGCGGGGTTAATATTTCGTTTTCACGAATTACCCCAATTCCTGAAAAGGGACCTTTTACCGGGTCCCTTTTTTTTTGTTGCAATCGCCTTTTTGATAGTTTAAGAATATACAACATTATAACCTTATGTTGTAAAGGGGGGAGTTTTTGAAAGGGTCAAGGCCGTTAACAGAAAGGGAAGTTAAATTAATTTTGGGCGCGTTCGCCGGTCGGAATGCGGCCCGCGACAAAATGCTATTTTCCCTTGGTTGCAATACCGGGTTTCGTATTTCCGAATTATTAACCGTTAAGGTAAACGATATTATGAATGGCGACGGCCGGGTCCGCGACTATTTATATATTCCGCCCGAAAACATGAAAGGCGGGAAACGCGGCCGGTCCGTCAAGTTAAACAGCAAAACGCAACGGGACCTTTTGGAATACGTCAAAGACGAAAAAATTACCGACTTTTTATTCCCGTCAAGCCGAACCGACGCAAAAGCAATTGACCGGGTCCAGGCGTGGCGCGGTTTGTCCGCGGCGTTGGAAAATTGCGGCCTTGGCGGAAAAACAATTGGTACCCATTCAATGCGTAAGACTTTCGGGACGCGCATTTACGAATATATGTTATCCCTAGTCGCGGCCGGTCAAAAGGTCGACCCAATGCGGGCGACCTGTAACGCATTGGGCCATATTTCAATTGCAAATACCGAACGTTATTTGAACGTCGACCAAAACAAAATAGACGAAGCAATAGAAAACATTAGCATTTAAAGGGGGGTCCGAATGAAATATTTAAAAAATTCGTCAATCTTAATTAATGTTTTTTGTTCAATTCTAATATTTGTTTCTTTCCTGGGCGCCTGGGTTTTAATCCTAAAAGAATTGGCGGCGCAATAATGGCCGACCAAGAAACCATTGAAAAAGTCATTTTGGCCCTTTTTATGGGGGCCGACAATCCATTGTCGTTAACCGACGTTCGGCGCGAAATTAAAGGGAAATATACCGGCCCCGGAATTATCCGGGCCATAACTAACTTGCGCTTACGCGGAATGATTGAACCGGCAAACGAGGACCGGCGCGGTTCTTTTACGCGGTTTGTTTATTTCGCAAAAGATAAATAATACCAAGAGGGGTAAAAAATGGAAAGTCTAAAGCTGAAAAAGGGGTTTCGTTGGGTAGGGGTAACAAATTCAAGGGAACAAATAATTTTTAAGGACTTTGTTGTTGCCTTGTTGCAAAGTTCGGACCGGGCGTTTACGACTAATAAAATCGTCAGTTTATTTAATTCCCGGATTGGCGGAACCTGGGGCCTTTCAATGAGCAAGGGCGCGGGCCGTATGTTAAAAAAAATGAGTGAAGAAGGGAAAATAATACTTGACCAAGACGGCAAAAATTACGCCTATTTTATCCCCAAACCGCAGAATTGGAGTAAACCAATTACGCAAAACAAATTATTTAACGACGTCGTCAATATCGCGCCAATTAGCAGGGAATCGGTAAAAAGTTTTGCGGTATTGACGCCCGACAATACTTTACTTTTTTTTGATACCATAAACGACGCGGAACAAAAGGCCGGGGCCTTAATAGCAAAGGGCGACGTTTACGTTTTCAAGACAATAACAGGGTATATAAACCGACCCCAAAAAATACAATTTTAAGGAGGCGCCATGGCACGACCTAAAGGCGGATACAAGTTAAAAAACGGGGCAACCGCCCTGGGAGTTACGACGGTTATAAACCGGTTCGACGAAACGGGCGGGTTGCTATATTGGGCATTCGAACAAGGCAAGGCGTATGAACGCGGGGAAATTGGCGGACTTTATGAAAAGCGCGACGA